CGAGAAGTGATTCTCGTCAATCTGGCATTGGACCACGACAATGTCGAGGTGTTTGTACCAGATACTAGTTAGATCTAGATGTGCTTTTGTGCGTCAGGGTTTGCTACTTTTGGTACTCCCGCCTTCCATAATTGTGGAGGATAGAAGGTGTCGGCTCAGCTAGGCCCCATAACCTAACTTGGGGAGATAAGGGTGCGAACCCTTATAAAATGTGAACCTGTCGCTTGCCCGGTGACAAGGAGGTTGTGGAGGTGTTCTGCCCATAAGGGGTGGAGCATCACACAGGAAACTATGAGCGCAGAATAAAACTACGCGGCAATCTTGGTTGTGATTTAACCCGCAAGGGAGGTCACAACGAGCTGGCTAAGCCAGTTCCTTGGACAAACATCCAGGCAGGTCAGGGGTGAGAACCCTCATAGTCATGGCCGAAAGGCCTCAGCCTAGGCTGATACTTAAAAGGTCCCGACCCTTCTGAGCGAATCACTCTGTATACTGGGGCCAAATAAGGAGTTGACTCCGTGCGATGCATGGATCGTAAAAACCTGGGGAAACCCAGGGGGGCTACTTATCCCAATATATGAGGGAATAAGCTTAAGGAGAAACCAACTCCGAGCTCATCCGAGCTGCCTGCGGCCCGATTTATCGGAAACCGAAGGTCAAAATAGTCACTCTCATTTTTAACAAACTTGAGTAAACTTAATGCTTAAATTACAACGTAACCGACAGCATCACTTTTCTTGGGGGTTAATAACCCCTGGAAAAGATTTTGATTGGCAGACCGCTTTAAAAGGCGGTCGCGTGCTAGGGAGAATGCTCTTGCGAGCGATCCCCCTAGCAGTTGGTTCATATACTCCTATGTGGGCAACCTCAGTTCTTACGATGGCCTCAGCACTGCGAAGAATTTATTCTAAGCAGGGAGCAAAGGGTCTAGTAAAGTATACGAAAGTGTGCTCAATAATCACTCAACAAGCTGCCGGAGGGCAACGCATAAGCGATCTATCATCGATAGGACCGCGTGTTGCGAGAACCTCGGCGGGTCTCCCTAGAATCATCAACAAGACCCACAGACGGGCTATTATGTCTGGCGATACCAATGTAATTAGACTATATCTAACGATCTTCGGCATTTATCGAGTTATCGAGATGCCTGGGAAAGTGAAATTAGCCTCAATTACAGGTCTTTGCCTGTACAGACAAGCCTCGTTTGAGGGTCATGTAAAATATATCCCAATCTTTTGGAGGATATTGGCTAATCTAGCCAAACTGAATCCAACAGGGTCAAACCTGAAGGAAAGATTGGGGTATTTTGATGAAGCTTGTAAGAATCCAACGCTACGAATAGATAGAATACTCCCGATTACAAAATCGGGACCTCTATCTTCGAGCTCCGTTCTAAGCGCTTTCCAAGATCCCCTTTGGCTAGATTTAGCTAATCCGGAGACGTCGTCTTCAGAAAAGCTAAAAGCCCGCCTAGAGCAATTGAAGAATTGCCCAGATGGCGAGGGGTTCTGCGTGGGGCTCTGGAGAGGACTCCGTCCGTCAGAGCTATCCCTTAAGCAACGCCTTAACAAGGCGTGGGAGAAACGGAGAGCTAGTAACGTTGGACATCTCTACTTTACTGTATCCGTCTGGATGAATTCAGGGTTACTGCCCATCTTGAAAAAGTGGACAGTTATCTTTGATAATAAGCCAATTAAAGACTTATTTAAGATGGCATATACGAACCCTTGGGGCAAACTTAGCCCCTGGGGAACGTTACATCCAGGTAATTACAGTAACTTAGGGAAACTTGCGTTTCTTGAGGAGCCTGCTGGGAAAATCCGTGTGGTGGCGATTGTGGACGTGCTAACGCAATCTATCCTATACCCTCTCCATAAGTGGATATTCTCTATTCTAGAGAAGATTCCTCAGGATGGAACGTTCGATCAACGAAGGCCTATCGAGCTTTTAAACTCTTTAGGATTCAAGGACCATTGGTCCTATGATTTATCTTCCGCGACCGATCGTTTACCACTTGCTATCCAGCAAGCCCTTATTGGAGAGATATTAGGTGAGACAGTAGCGCACCTATGGGCGGCGTTGTTAGTGGATCGGAACTATGAGTTCCATCCAAGAACAGCAGCGGAGTATGGCTTACCGACGACGTCGGTGACCTACTCTGCGGGCCAACCAATGGGTGCCTACTCCTCATGGGCGATGTTAGCACTCACTCATCACTTCATCATACAGATGGCAGCGTATAGAGTGTTTGGAACTGTTGCTTGGTTTACGAAGTATGCAGTACTCGGGGATGATGTGGTGATATCAGATGCAGCCGTTGCCCGTGAATATTTCATCATTATGACGAAAGAACTCATGGTTTCGATTCAGGAGACGAAGTCCCTTGTGTCGAACAACGGCAGCTTTGAGTTTGCCAAGAAGACGTTTATCCGTGGGGTAGAGGCCTCGCCCATCTCCTTAAAAGGATTTGCAGCGGGGTTAAGAAATCTTCCAGTGATGGAAGGTATCTTAGCTGCCCTACCAGGAGTTTTTAGTCACCGTCTGAAAGACGTTGCTAGAACTCTTGGTTTCGGATATCGAGCCCTTGGTAGGCTTCAAAGTGCACTGCATCACCGCGGAAGACTACAGGGTCTTATTGTCTTCCTCACTAGACCATCCGGGATACTCGGAACTAACTGGCTTCGCTGGTTAGCTCAGGAGACCTGGCTGATCGAAGGAGGGCAACCCACCCAGGAGAGTGTAGACCAAGTCTATGCTCGAATGGGTGAGTGGGCTGCTAAACGGTTGCTTACTTTAATCAAATCCCGAAGGGATTCTTTCAGTAGGAACTCGGAAAACGGTGGTTGGTTTCCAACCACTCAATTTCCGACTCGGGCCTTGTTTGACTTATATGTCAAATTGGTGTTAAAACCAATTTCAAGTGACCTCGAGGACTGTTTAAATGAAACAGAGACCCTGTTACTGCAATGGCGTAAACGTACTAACGTCCAAGTTGATGAATTTAACACATTCATGGCAGACCTTGAAGACATTCTAGGTAAGTTGGATACTTATCCTAGTTCGCCTAGGGTCGCCAGACGCTCAGAAGAGAAACCCCCGGTGGGGTCTTCTGTTCTGAAACTTTGGCGGTTACTCCGGCCGTTAATTCGGAAGGAGTAGTGAAAGGCCTGTTACAGTAGTAATACTGTAGACTTGGATCTTGAAATCATGGGGGAACACCAACCCTCATGACACCACCTTTGAGTATCTTGCTGGAATGCAAGGGTCAAAGAAGGACTTGTTATCCTTTTAGACTTAGAACCAACGTGGCGCACCTTTACCTCTTTCGAGGAAGGTGTATCACCACAATTAGTGCATACCTAAG